CTAACGAATGCTGAAGGTTAACAGGTAGCTACACTGTCTGACCCCGCAAGGAAAGGCGTAGTAGCATCACAAGAGTGGAAGGGTTAGGCCCCGGATACTTGAAGTGACGTTGAGTAGCCCGCAAGGCAAAAGACAGTCGGTGTGTTGTATACTGTATCTAACAAGATATGGTGCAACTGGGACAGCACATCGAAGTAGGTTCGCAAATTGCATAACGGTAATGCAATCCCATTGAAAGGGATCGATGTAGGTTCAATTCCTATTTTGTATCATAAAAGCGAAAGACTGTCCCGGTACGTTGTGAAAGGTGGTTAATGCCACACTCGCAAGAGAATGTGGTCTACGGATGCTCGCAAGGCTGATGTAGTTGTTCGGAAAGATAGCGTAACGGTTTAGCGACTGTGAACTGCTCGCAAGGCAGACGAAGGATAGAAGGACGAGTAGCAACGTGCGACGAGAGAAACGCCACTCTCCAAAAAAGGCACCACTGGGAGATACAGGATGACCGTAAAAGGCTTCTGTGGATAACGAGAGAACGTGGCTCGCAAGGCTAACGGTAATGCTCAAAGGCTCCTAACGCAAGGCATAATCTCAGCCTATGCAAAAGTTTAAGTTTTAACTAACTTAACTTGTTGAACAGTTTTCGAGTTCCGACCCACTTGGAAGTAGGCGACTACTCCATTTCCGAGACTGTTCAACTAGTTAAGTTTCTACTTTAAACAATACACAAGGCGTAGGCCACGCCGATGTTATGGTAACAGGTTTGCCTTGTGGCAGGCTCGGTGGTTCGATTCCACAGTGTATTGTTTAAAATAGAATTATTGCGGGGTAGAGAAGCGGCATCTCGTTTGGCTCATAACCAAAAGATCGTGGGTTCGAGTCCCACCCATCGCAACCAAAATTTAGCTTAAGCTAAAATTTATATTATTTAAAGAAGTGAGATTTAAAAACATTCTAGTTCTCACTATAGGCGTAAAAAGAAACACATAGTTGTTTGAAGGCAGCTGGGCCCGTTAAAGTTGTACTAGACAAATGCTGATGCCATCTTTAAATAATTTGCCCTAGTGGTGTAATGGTAGCCACGGAAGACTCAAAATCTTTTGCCGCAAGGCGTGGGGGTTCAAGTCCCTCCTGGGGCACCAATTCTTTATGCCCGCTTGGTGAAATTGGTAGCCGCGGCAGACTTAAAATTTGTTTCCTCTGGAGTGCCGGTTCGAGTCCGGCAGCGGGCACCAATAAAAAACAATCAAAAGGCACCCTAGGGTGCCTTTTCTCTTGACTAGGACTTGCAAACTGTTATACTATCTGCAATCAGAGGAGATACTATGCGAACACAACCTGACTTTATTATTCGTGATCTTGAAAATCACAATAGTCGCCTTGATAAAGAGGCAATTCTTGCTGACGCAGTTAAAGAAGGACTAAACGAGTTTTTTGATGGCGTTCGTATGGCCCTCGACTCACTAGTTACATTTGGTGTAAAACAGGTGCCGATTAAAGAGAAGGATGAAGGACAAGGGTTGGCTTGGACGGTGTTTTTGCATCTTGCAAACGACCTTCAGTATCGTAATCTAACTGGTCATGCAGCACGTGATGCAATCAATCTTGCTATGGAGGTTGCTACACAACGTCAGTGGAACGATTGGTACCGTCGTATTCTTATTAAGGATCTACGCTGCGGTGTTTCAGAAAAAACTGTTAATAAAGTTTGCAAAAATCATCCGCAATATCAGGTTCCGGTTTTTGAATGTCAACTTGCACATGATAGTGCAAATCATGAAGACAAAATGAAGGGCAAAAAACAAATCGAAGTCAAGCTCGACGGCGTTCGTGTAATTACTGTGATCAACGACATTCACGGCAAAAGCATCGAAATGTTTAGCCGCAACGGCAAACAGTTTCATAACTTTGATCACATCATTGAAGAAATTCGTGCTGTGCTCAAAGACAATCCCACTCCATATCCGCTTGTTCTAGATGGCGAAATTATGAGTGCTACGTTTCAAGATCTTATGAAGCAAGTGCAGCGTAAGTCGAACGTAAACGCAAAAGATGCAGTGCTAAACTTGTTTGATATTATTCCACTTGGTTGTTTCAAGAATAAGAAGTGGGACAAGCCACAGAACTTCCGTAGTGAACTTGTTAATCATTGGGTAGAAGACCATGCAGAGACGCTACAGCACGTTACAGCACTAGGTTGGGAAACTGTAGATCTAGACACAGCAGAAGGCTATCGACGCTTTGTAGAGCTTAATAAGACGGCTGTAGACGGTGGGTATGAGGGCGTTATGATCAAGGACGTGGATGCACCCTATGAATGTAAACGTAGCCATAGTTGGCTTAAAGCAAAACCATTTATTGAAGTAACATTGGAGATTGTAGGAGTTGAAGAAGGAACAGGACGAAATGAAGGAAGACTCGGGGCTATGGTATGCTCTGGGCAAGATGACGGGAAGGATATTAGGGTCAACGTTGGCAGTGGTTTTACAGATGATCAACGATCCCAATTTTGGAATGCTCGGGATGCTGCTATTGGTAATCTTGTTGAAGTTCGGGCAGATGCTGTAACACAGAATCAAGACGGCACTTACAGCCTACGATTTCCACGTTTTAAAACGTTCCGTGGTTTTGAGAAGGGTGAAAAACTATGAAAATTATTGCAACTACAACCAGCGGCTATATTTGCGAAATTTCTCGTAGAGAGGTATCTTTGCTTGGCGGCGGATCAAACATCGGTGATGAAGTTCCACTTGACCGTGCGTTTGATACACTAGACAGTTTGCGTAGCATTAGTCGTACAAACTTAAATTACTTAGGTGATCAAATAAACAAACTACAAGCAAAGTACAAAGACGTAGAAGAAATGTACAACAAAACTATGATATTTGACTCGATTAAAAACAGCAAAAAAAATGATCTATAAACTTGGAAAAGTAATGGGACACCTCGGACATGCTCCTCCTGAAGCAGAGCCTTGGGCTATTCTTAAAACGCTGGGGATTGATGTAGCACTAGCAAAACGAGCAGTAAAAAAACTCTATTTCGAACCTGTGACTGTAGTAGATAAGCTTGGCAGATCTGTGCCAAGCTACGAAACATATCACAATGTGTTTTTTATACCAAACGATACTAAGCACGGTAGTTTATTTGCTATGAAATACGGAACAAAGATTAATGGATGACGAACTAGAAAATTTTAAACAAAAATATCGTGCTCACGTTCAACCTGGACATAGACGCTATGCTGTACCTAAACGTATAAGCATGGATCCGTTATCACCTGACAAAGATATGCCTTGGGATCTTAACTTTGAATACGAAAGCAGTGTTCAAATTGATATGAGCAAGCGTGACTTCGAAACACTAATCGGTATGGAAGCTTATTTTGAGTCTCAGCTAAAAGATCGTGACTGGGAGAATTTTAGTGGATACGCTAAATCGATCGTAGATAAGTATGAACGTGAAGTTCGTATTCGAAACAACAATCCCGCGGCAAAACTTGCGTATGAAAAATATCAAACAGTATTACGCATGGTAGACAGTTACTATGATTGAAGTTCCTTTTCAAATAGACAGGCACGATGCTGAAAGTTCTAACCCTTTGAGCACCTGGATTCAGCGTAACTGGGATATGCCTTGGCTAAACTATTTGCTAGAACACACTGACGGTATTGAAACAGAACATTTCTATGATCCACCTACTGATATGTACCGTGTGAATTTTAAGTTTAAATTGGACCCAAAAAAAGAAACATATTATCGGCTTAAATACGGTGCTTGACAATCACAGTGATATGTCGTATAGTTAATTGTAAAAACACAGAGGACCACTATGGCTCGCACCGCAGTACTTAAACCTAAAAAAAAAGCAACCGTTCGGGCAACTCGACGTCTTAGCGGATTTTCTCTTGCCCCGACTGATAGCTTTTGGAAAGCAAAACATTTTGTGCATTACGAAATTGAAAGCAGAGAATGGGCCAGCAAGATTACAGATTATGTAAAGCGGTTTCTTCCTAAAACTGATGCTGCACACATTAATCGTTTGCCTGATTGGAAAATATCTAACTACAGCCATTGGGCTATTACTGCTCATTGGCTACTAAATAACCTCGAACCTCCCGAAGATTATGTAAACGGCTTTAAGCGATACCTTGATGGCCTTGTTGAAGAAGGCAAAGAACTTGCTAAAAAAGACAAAGTTGCGGAAAAAATTGCAAAGTCTGCGGCACCGGTTCCTACTATTCAAGAGCGTATTTCCGAACAAG